CCCCTTACACACATCAATACAATCTTTCCTGAATCTATGTTTGCTGTCCCGATAGATAGATCGTGGAAATCCATATCTGCATTATCAATAGTTTGGGATGAAGATGAAGCATTGACTGTTCCTGCTGACAAATCTCCAGAACCTGCTCCACTCGTATCTACTGTGAAAGAATTAAGACTATATGATAAACTATCTGTTGAAGCAGAATCATCTCCCATATGAAAGACCTTAACTGCATCAATGGTTATGTTGTCGTGTATGTACCAATATTTATTGATTGATGATATTGTTGCTGTAAATGTTGTCGCTGGAGCAGAGCCAGTACCTAGAGTATCTGATATATTTGGGATTACCCCACCATCAAATTCTATTGGATACCAAGTATTTGCAACAGCACTTAATTGCTTTGTCATAAATGTTTTGTATTGAGTATTAAGAATATGTCCTAATGATTTAACTAAACTATTTGTAGAATCTACTATAAATAAATCTGTGCCTGACTTATTTTCTACTAAAAACAATCCTGTCGTATTATCATTATTTGGCTTTATACTAACAACATCGTCAGACAAATACAAAGCAGATGCTGTTCCTTCCCCGTCTACTACATTCCTACTGGTGGTATCTATTCCAGAGTTCGAGTTATCTACTTGAAGCAAGTCTTTATAACTTGTTTTTATTGTTTTTCCTGTTAAACTCATTTATCTCCTTTAATCATATTCTGCGAAATCTGATACTGCTGTTGGTAATGCAGTTACCTTCATTATGAAATCAGTGTTTTCTTCTGCTGATGTTCCACCCCATCTTAAGAATCCCGAAGTGGAACTAATTTTTGCCCCAAACCAATAATTATATGTAGTTCCAGCAGTTAATCCCGTAATAGTCCAATTATTTTGTAAAACTGTGTCATTTTCTCTATCATCTGTGGACATAACTTTATGTTCATAAGTATTTCCAATAGTATTATATGTTGCATTATCAGATAATCCAAAAATTATATTTCTCCTTGTAGTTAATTGGTCTATATATACTTGTACCATAACCTCTACACAGCCACTTGGAGGAGCAACAAATCTTACTGTCATATCAGCATTTGGAACTGCAAAAGATGTCGTAAGTGTATAACTTGCAGCAACAGCATCTTCACCTATCATTCTATATCCGATTATCATTCCAGCATAGGCACTTGATGCTGAACTAAATTCTGTTCCTGCTTTTGATGCTATGAAATTACCATCGTGTGCATCTAAGGTTAATGAGCCGCCACTATCCAAGTCCATATTACCATCAGTTGTAATGGTATCTCCGTTGACTGCTAAATCTCCAGTAAGGGTAACATTACCACTCGTGTCCATATCTATCATTACAGCAGACCCTACTGTATAACCTGTTCCTATTTTAAATGTATCGGAGTCATCGGCATCATTTGCTATATACCATTTTCCAGCAGAGGCATTATACAAGAATAATCCTGAATCTTCCCCATTATCAGGGAGGATTTTTAATTCTGCACACCCATCTGAATTTAATACTGCATTTAATATCAACCCACCCCCTGCAACTGTTACTGTGTCCACATCAATGGTCATTGCTGAACTATCTCCAGATATTGTTTCTAGTGCATCAAAATCGGAATGGAAAGCAGTATCATCTATTGTTGCAATTTCCTTGCCTTTGTAATTAACCTTATCTTTAGATATATCCAACGGAGTCAGTTCATCTCCGACCTTTACTGATTTAGTGTCATTGTCCAAATTAGTATCTAATCTCAGATGTTTGTTTAAATCTTCAGAATCTGTTTTTGTTTTTTTAGATACAGTAGGTTCTCCGTAAGCCATTACTTGAACTTCTTTTTCATTTTAAAGATACTATCCACTTTGGAATCAATCGCTTTGCAGGTCATAGTCAATGCTTGGATCTGCCCTTCCATCTTCTCAACCTTTTCATCTAGATCATTCTTTTCATAGACATATTTCTGCAAGGGTTTCAATTCAGGCATAATATTCTTGAATATCAAGGGCAATAGTTTCTCTAGTAATTTACCTATTATCACTCTTTAACCCCTTGATCAGTCCATTAACTGCTGCTCCTGCTGTGTTGTCAATCAGGTCAATCAGATAATCCTCTACAACTGACCAATACTTCTTAGTAACACTCCACCTGGATAGATTGAGTGTGCAGATTCTACCGATAGATTCAAATACCTTTTCCACACAATCATATATCTTATAATTTGGGATCTTCTTTAATACAAAAAGAATAACAGCAGTAGCACCACCACCACCCAATAGTCCAAGATTGTTAGTTAAAAATTCCATTTACTTCACACTCCTTTTTTAAAAATTGTATGATAGACGAATACTATAATAATTATTAAAACTATATAACCTGCTAAGTCATTCATCATATTGTTTGACCTTCTTTGTAGTACCTAATCCATTCCCACTTAACTTTGACATCACTTCTATTATTGTAGAAATTCTCGCTTTAATTTCTGCTTGGTTTATTTGCATCCCCTTTTGAGCATCTATCAACTTAACAATTATTCCTTCCAATCTTGCAAACGATTCTCGTAGTTCAGTTTGAAGTTCATTTTGTATCCACTTGTTCTGCCTATTAACATACCAACCTAGAGCAAGTACCATCATTACTGGCAACCCAAATTCTCGCAATATATCTAAAGGCATTAAATCCATTCATTATAATTCGTGTAAGATTAAGAACTCAAGGTTTTTAAACCCTTCATCCATCTTAGTTTCTATCTTTCCAATCTTAACATTTATCTCTGCTTGATTGTTCTCAGCATTAGATACCCTTGTCATTGCTATCTTAGTGTCATTCTCAATAGTTTTTATCTTTTCTGAAGTAACACCCTGTGTGTAGATAAAGGTCGCTAATATCGTACATAATGATAAGATTGTTCCTAGTGATATATCTTTGTTAATCATCTATACTCGCCATCATTTTTGATAAGTTAGTGGCTCTGTTTCCCACTTGCCTAGCCCATTTACTATCAAGCATTTCTAAACTCGCATCTTTCCATTTAGCATCTTTAATATAACCAATAGTTAATTTGAATTTCTTGAGAGTAGGAACACCAAGATTGTAAGCCATATCCATCAAAACTATTTTAGCCTTCTTAGGGAGTGAATCAAACCAATCAAAGTTTGACCTTAACTCATCCTCTTGCTGTAATAGTTTTCTCTTTAGGATTTCTTCACATATATCCAGATCCAAAGATAACTCAGAAACCATAAAACCTATACCAATAGTAAGTTTATCCGAAGTGCATTTATAGGTCTTGGCTCTATATCCCTCGTGTGTCTTGAGTTGATCTACTAAATCATCAAGATAAGTATCTTTAACTGGCTCTATGTGTAAAGCCATTAATACTTTACACCGATTTTAATAATTAAATCTGATGTTGAACCACAATTTATCGCTTCATCTGCTATACCTACTATATGCAAACTTGTGCTGAAAGAAGTTCTTGCCCAATTATAACCTGATACAACTGAGCCTATACCATCTACTGATGGGTCAGTTAGCATACAAGTATTAGCATTATCAGTATTTCCTGAAATCCAATCGCCATTGACAATAGGAATAGTTGCCTGTATTTCTTCTAATACCCCTATCTCAGCATCTGCTGTAGCATTAACAGTTCCAAAGGATGTTGCTGAATGAGTAAAATATAATGTGAAATCAGAAGTGTTTGCAGCAACTTTGTCTATTATAAATAAACTCACTATCTGTGCAGAACTATTCTTATTTTGAAAGAAACCAGGTATCTCAGTTGGACTAAACAAAACATCTCCATCTGCATAATCAGGAGTTGCTTCTACAGTAGGTGTTACTGTAAATGTTTTATATCTACTCATTTTGCATCCTCCACTTTGAAACCCTTTTTCTTATAGGATTCTGCAATACCTTCAAGGTTATCTCTATATATAACCCCACCATTTGTTTTTGTAATTTTTAATTTTCCAGAAGATTTTACTGGCTTCTTTTTTTCTTCTTTCTTTTTTGTTTCTGCCATTTCTTATTACTCCTTAATTATATTGCCATTTTTATCAAAACTTACACCACCAAACATTCCAAGATTATCTGCACCCTTACCCTTTTTGTTTCTATCTACCCTATCTGTAACCTCTTGCATATAGTCCATATACTTCATCTTAGAACCTTTGTAATATGCTTGTTGCCCTTTGTCTTTATCTTCTGATAAACACAGGTTATTGTTGGGATCAAGATTAACACCGAACTCCTTATTGTTCAGGTTTCCAATATCTTTCTTGGGTTTAGATTTTCTTATAATGTTTTCTGACATTTTATTCCATCATAAGGGGAGCATTAAACCCCCCTTATAATGATTATCTTATTATTAAGATATTTCTGTATGAATTTCAACTCCGTGTAAATCAACTAATTCATCAGAAGCCCAATATCCATTGGCTACTATATTAGTTGAAGCACCAAGTTCATTTCTTTCAGTTACAAGTTGTATGAAGTTACCACCACCAAAATCAATGTAACCACATCCAAGAGCAGTTTTTGCATATATAGCACCTTTCTTTCTACCTGTTGCACCATCTATTACCTGTGGAGATGTGAAGAAAGAAATACCTGCAATGCTTGTTACAAACCCTGCATTGTAAAACTGTTCACCTACCGATATAGCACCACCGTGAGCAAATGCACCTGTGCTTGATGATGTTTGTGTAATAGCCAAATCATTAGATAAACCGAATGAGCCATACATTTGTTGAGGATGTAGAACTGCACTATAAGGTCTAGGTGCATCATTAGTTTCAAGTGAAGCAACTGCATCCATAATATCAATGAATCTTAATGAATCATCAGTTCCCTTACTTGTTGCAAAATCATCATACCTTGCACAGATATTTGCATCAAACTCTGCTGCAACTGCATTACCAAGAACCTGTCCTGCATTAACCATTAAGGCATCATTATTACCATAAGCAGCCAAATCAGTAACTCGTGCATTGATATGATTTCTCAACACCTCAATAGTCGTTGCTGCTGTTGTAATACTTGTTGCTGCTACTTCTGTGTCCTCATCGCCTGTTGCTTCGTTAGTAACATCACTAACACCTAGTTTTGTATAAACAGGAAATTGAACTGAATTTGAACCCTTTACTGCTGCAGCCATAGAGATCGTCTGTGGGGTTACTGCTGCCTTGTTAAATTGAACGATTGCTGCTGCGATGGTTTTTCCTAAACCACCTGCTGCAATACCGACATCTGTATTTGCCATAATATCTTGCTCCGAATTAACCCTTCATCAACTGCACAAATGTGCCTTCAGGGAGGGTTGTTAAAATTTATTTAATAAATTGCGATGTGGAATCTGCTATTGCTTTCTCAGCACCTTTCGGATCTTTAACAGCAAATTCTTCCCAAGAGCCATATCCACC